AGACCTTCTGGAATGATGTGGTGGGCAAGGCCTATCGCGTTCTTGGGGAATCGCCCCCATGGGAAGACCTGCGCGACCGTGCGTCAGAATCTGACTATGTGCATGGCACAATTCCTGCCGGTTATCCGCTGCTGACCTGCGGCGTCGACTGTCAGGGTGACCGGGTCGAATTTCAGGTGGTTGCATGGGGCCAGAACAAGCGCCGTGCGGTCGTGGAATATGGTGTCTTCACGGGGCATATTTCAGATGCAAAATGTCAGGCGAACCTGAACGGTTTGCTGAAGCAGGGCTTCCGGAATGCCTACGGTCGGAAAGTCGAAATCGACATGCTGGCCATCGACGGCAACGCCTACACGGAAGACGTTTGGGAATGGGCGCGCAAGCATCCAGCTGGTCGTGTCATCATGGTTCGTGGTGTGCATCCTGAAAGCGCGCCGCTGCTGGCAGTGGTGAAGAAGGAGCGCAACCGGCGGGGCAAAATTGTCCGCTATTCGAAACGCTTTTATAACTTTGCATCATCCGTTTTGAAGATGGCGCTTTATCGGAACCTGAAAAAAGATGACCCGGAAGAACGTGGGTTTGTGGCGCTGCCAAGGGGGCTGGAAGACGAATACTTCCGGCAGCTGACGGCGGAATCGCGCAAAGCCCAAAAGGCCAAATCAGGTTTCACCCGCTATCTGTGGGTGAAAGACCCAAGTCAGGCCAATGAAGGGCTGGACACCCATTTGCAGGCTGAAGCCGCTGCCACCCGCTTGGGGGTTCGCAGTCTGCCTGACACCGAATGGGAAAAGCTGATGGCAGCGCGTGAGTGTCCACCAGAAGACATTCAGGGCGATTTCGAAGACCTGTTGTTGCCGGTGCAGCCAGCCGCGGTGAATGAGCCGACAGCGAAGGACAAATCGGACAGCGTGACTGAACGTGCCCGAAACAAGTGGAGCAAGAAAAAGCTGTGACTGGCCTTATCAAAAAAGCGCTACATCTGATGCGTCCAAATGGGTCGCAAAGTCTGGATGGTTCCGTTTCAAACCGGACAACTGCGCGCTATCTGCGCGACACAAAAAGTGGTGCAATCGCTTCGCGTGTCGCGCCGTTGACCAACAGCCGTGATGACATCCGGCGCGCTTGGTCGCGCAGTGCGGGTCTGGCCATGGACCTTATCCAGAATTCAGGCCGTTTGAAGGGTGCTTGTGACCAAGTGATTGCGGACACTGTTGGCGTTGGCCTGACCTTAAACCCTGACCCGGACCTGACGGGGCTTGGCTATTCCGATGAAGAAAAGGCTGAATTCATTCGGGTGTTGAAGCGCCGCTGGAAGGCGTTCTGGTATGACAAAAAAGAATGCGACATGCGCGGCAAATTGAGCGGCCCGCAAATGGTCGATATTGGGCTGCGGTGGGACATTGCCTTTGGCGAAGTCACAGGTGTCTTTGATTTCTTCGATGATGCTGACCGCAGCCGCTATGGCATTGCGACCGGAACCAAGCTGTGTCTGGTGCCACCGCAAAAGCTGGTGCAGGACACCAATGCTTATGACGGTTTGTTCCAAGGGGTTCGCCATGACGGTAAAGGCCGTCCGGTGTCCTATCGGTTCGACACCAGCCTGGATGGTGCCCGTGTCAAGCAGGATTATGCGGCATTCGATGCAGATGGCCGGTCTTTAGTCATGCATATTTTTGACCCGATGGATGCCACCGATGTCCGGGGGATTTCTAAGCTGGCACCTGCCTTCCGCAAACACATTCAGGCGGAAATGCTGGATGACGCCACGCTGCAGATGGCGCTTTTGCAAACCATTTTTGCCATCACGCTGACCAGTGAAACGCCAAGTGCGGATGCCTATGAAGCACTGGAAGTCCTGAAAGAACAGGGCGATGAAGGTATTGGATATGGCAAGGAATATCTGGGCTATCTGTCAGGCAGTCTGGAAGCCGCTGCAGACAGTCGCATTTCGGTTGGTGCAGATCCGCAGGTTTCGCATTTGGGGCCGGGGCAGAAACTTGGGTTGGAAACAGCCAATGTGCCGGGCAAAGACTTCCTGCCGTTTTCGAACAGCTTGGCGCGGGACATGGCGCGCACAATCGGGTGTTCTTATGGCGGTCTGACGATGGACTACACGGATGCGACCTATGCCAGTGTGCGGATGGAAACGTCTTCTTTGTGGCCCGTAGTTGCTCGGCGGCGGGAACGTGTTGCGGCACCGATGTGTCAGATGGCCTATGAAAACTGGCTGGATGAAGAAATTGGTGAAGGCCGTATCCCGTTCAAAGGTGGGTATCGCGCATTCAGGGCCAACCGGTCGCGGGTGTGTTTGGCGGGGTGGCAGGGTCCACCAAAGCCGACTGCTGATGATTTGAAGTCAGCAAAGGCATCGACGGAACGCCTGAAGAATGGCACCAGTTCGGTTGCCATTGAAACCGGCGATTTAGGCGTTGATGCGGATGCGCTTTTTGAAGAACGGCAACGCGAGCATCTGCGCTATGTCGATGCTGGAATGCAGTCACCCTATGCGCCCAAAGATGCGCCGGCACAAACACCGCAGGTGACCAAATGAGCATTGCAAGCACCGTGAAGATTGGCGCTGACACAATCGACATCGCCAAGCCGTGTGATGTGGTCACTGCACTGAAGAAGATGCAGCTGAAGCTGGCCGTTGGTGGTGTTCGGGAAACTGTGCGCATCGACGGTGAAGAAGTCACTTTCATGCGCGCCAATGACCGCCGGTTGGCATCTTTGATTGCGCACTATGAAAGCGAATGTGCCCGGTCGTGCGTCGGTAAGAGGCGCACCCGCTACGCAAAACGCTTTCGCTTTACCTGAACAAAGGAGACAGAAATGACCATTTTGGTTGATGGCGAACTCGTTCTTTACGGGTTCGTTGGTGATAACTTTTGGGATGAAGGCTTCACCGCCACAGACGTTGTCTATGCTTTGGCTGAAGTTGGGCGCAGCGCTGACATCACCGTTCGCATCAATTCGGGCGGTGGGTACATCGATGACGGCATCGCCATCTACAATGCGCTTGTGGCGCATCAGGGCAGTGTCGCGGTGATTGTTGATGCCATGGCTGCGTCAAGTGCATCCTTGATTGCGATGGCGGGTGACACCATCACGATGCGCGCGGGTTCCCAGATGATGATTCATGGCCCGTCTGGCGTTGCCTATGGCAAGGCGAAAGACCTTGAAAGCTATGCTGAAAGCGCGCGCAAGGTTGGGCGCGGCATGGCTGAAATCTACGCAGAAAAGTCTGGTGAAGATGTCGAAGACCTTCTGGAAGAAATGGAAGGCGAAATCTGGCTGACACCCGATGAAGCTGTTGAACGTGGTTTTGCGACGGACGCTGTGAAGGCCAAGTCTTCGAACGTCACTGCCTTCGACTTCAGGCAATACGCGAACGCCCCCGAACGACTCGTTGCCATGGCAGAAAAGAAGGATTGGACCTTCAATGCCAAGGCGCAGAAGGCGGCGTCCGCTGCCCCAACCCAAGCCAAAAAGGAAAAACCCAAAATGGCAAAACAACCCGCAACAGCGGACCCGACACCTGCACCGAAAACTGCAGAAACGGTTTCTGCTGGTGATGTGAAGGCCCGCATCAAGGCCATCACTGAAGACGATGCAGCGCAGGGTCGCGAAGGTCTTGCGAAGCACTTGGCCTTCGACACCGAAATGTCGGCAGAAGACGCCATCAACACGCTGAAGGCGGCTGCTGGCGATGCGCCTGCGGCTGTAGGTGATGAACTGGCAGACCCCAAGGGTTATCAGGCCAGCCGGTCAGCCGCCGCCGCGTTGGCGCAGCCTGGTGCGGGTGCCGCAGCACCAAAGAAGACCACCGCAACCATCGACACTGGCGGCATCTATGCCAGCCGTCGCGCACGGAAAGGGGCGTAACACATGGAAAACGTAACAATGCAGACCCGCAACCTGTCTTTCCTTCTGTCGGAAGCAGCCGGGCGGCGTTCACGCGCACAAGCCACCATCCCGGCCGGAACGGGTGTTGTCGAGGCGGGAACCGTCATTGGTGAACTGACTGCCGCTGCTGGCAGCTTTGTTCCATCGCCTGCTGCCGAAACCGTTGGCAGCGAAGGCGCAGAAGTGGCCACGGCAATTTTGGGATATTCGGTTGATGCAACATCAGCTGATGTCGAAGTCACCATCATTGACCGTGATGCTGAAGCCAAGCTGCCGACGCTTAAGTTCGATGCTTCGGTTGATGATGAAACCAAGACTGCCGCCAAGGTCGCACAGCTGAACGCTGTCGGCATCCGCGCGCGCTAAGAGGGAAGAAGACTATGTGGGAAGAATTTTCCGTCATTGCGCTGACGGCTGCGCTGAACAATCAACCGTTCGTGTCCGGCCAAGTCGGTGCAACCATGATCTTCGATGAAGAAGGGGTTTCAACAACCACCGTCAAAATCGAAGAAAACAATGGCACGCTGGCCATCATCGAACCATCTGCGCGGGGTGGACCCGGCAACACATCAGATGATGATGAGCGCCGGTTGATCCCGTTCGAAATTGACCACTTCGAAATCAATGATGCTGTGCTGGCCGATGAAGTTCAGGGCGTGCGCATGTTGGGTGAAACCGACCAGCTTGAAACCGTCCAGAACCGTGTTGATTCCAAGCTGGCAAAACACGCGCGCAGCTTTGATGCCACATTGGAACACCAGCGCGTCGGTGCCATCAAGGGCATCGTGCTGTCTGGCAAGGGGCGCGTCCTGCACAACCTCTATGACCGGTTTGGTCTGGCTGTTCCTGCGCCTGTGGTGATGGGGCTGGGCGCGCAGGTCGCAGGTATCGCCACCAAAATCAAAAACGATGTGGTCTATTCCATCGAAGATGATTTGGACGAAACCTATGACGGCATCCATGCCATGTGTGGGCGTGAATTCCATGCCAAGCTGTGGGACCAAAAGGAAGTGCGCGAAACCTTCCTTGCCGATAACCAAGGCTATCAGCTGCGCGATGGTGCCCCTGATGTCTTCCGCGTCGGTGGGGTGACTTGGGAGCGTTATCGCACCGGGCGTCGTGCCACGATGGCAAACGGCAATGCCGCTTTCATTGCCGATAATGAAGCCCGCGTGTTCCCGACTGGCGTGCCGGAATTGTTCATCACCCGATTTGCCCCGGCCGACCTGGAAGAAACGGTCAACACGATTGGTCTGCCGCGCTATGCGAACCAATACCCAATGCCAAACGGCAAAGGCCGTCATCTGGATTCGCAAATGAACGCGATTTCGCTTTGCACCCGTCCGGGCGCGTTGCGCAAGCTGACCATCTAAGGGTTTCCAAACCTATCGAGCAAAACAGGGCCCGGCATGACAGTGCCGGGCTTTTGGCTGCATCCCCATGCGGTGAACCGCATTGGCATTCAGCCAGAACAGGAGAAAAATCATGGCAAATGCAAAGAAGAAATGGATTGCATGCAAGGGCAATCTGACGATTCCGGCTGACATGGCTGGTGAAGAAGATGACGTTCAGGTGCAGGATGGTCAGCCCATTCAGGTTCCGGCTTTCTATGCTGACAGTCTTGTTCAGGACCGTATCGCTGAACACTGCGAAGCACCCAAGAAAAAGCCTGCGGAACCGACCGCAGAAGAAAAGGCTGCTGCCGAAAAGGCTGCAAAGGTCGAAGCGGCCCAAACGGCGGTGGCAGACGCACAGGCGGCGCTGAACGCTGCTGAAGGCACGGACGGCGCTGACAGTGCCCGTGCGACCCTGCAGGCTGCACAGGAAGCCTTGGCCGCGCTGCAGGACTGATGGACAGCGCGCTGCGCGAAGAACTGATGGAAGCGGTGGATGATGTCTGGGCGGAAACGCTTAGGCACCTTCCGCTGTCTGACGGTCAGCAAGACCTGACGCGCGATAAGGTCGAATTCACTGCGGTTGTTCGAACGGGTGACCGTGAAACGGAACAGATGAACTTTGGTCGTGGTAACCGTGGGCGGTCTGGCATTGCGGCTGCAGGTGGTCACTTGCGCATTGACCGTTCGGTTCATCCTGACATTGACGTGCGCAAAGGTGACAAGTTCGTGGCGCTGGACCGTGCAGGCGAACCCGCTTTTGAAGTGTTGCTGGTCGATGACCGGTCACACTTGCGTTTGATTTGCGACTTGGGGGATGCCTGATGTCACTGACGATGATGGCCTTGCGGATTGCTGCTGTCGAAGCCCTGAAGGCGGGCGGCACGATGGTCGGCACCAATGTTCTGGACAGCCAGATTTCAGCCATTGACCAGACTGTGGATGGTGACTTGAAGACAGACCAGAAGCGGCCCTTCATTGCGGTCTATTCGGACAACAGCAAGGCGGAAAATTTGGGTGACACCGGGCTGCGGGCGAATGGTCGGGTCGAACTGACTTTCAATTGTGGTGTTTCGCTGACCATGGGTGAGGTGAACAAAGACACTGGTGTCACCGAAATCATACAAGGGTTGCCATCCACTGATGCGCAGTTCGAAGCGATTCTGGACATCCTTGGATGCCAGATTTGTCGTGTTCTGACGGATGCGGCAAATCCATGGGCGCAGATCTTTGGCAATCTTTGCGTGCTGGTTTCCAAGGCGCAGGTCCGGTCCAGCAGCGCGGCAGAAAACGTGCGCCTGGCCTGCGGTCAGCTGAAGGTGACGGTCGACGCATATGCTGACCCTCCGCTTGGTCAGGTGTTCGCTGACGGCAGTCAGTGGCCAACCTTTCTGGCGTTGATGGAACAGCATGATGTGAAGCAGCTTGGCCTTTTCCAGCAGATGTTGGGTCAGCCCGGCGCGGCTGAATATCCGGACTTTGAAGCGCTGACCGGCAAGACATCGCGTGATGCGGCTTCATTGCGCCTCTATTCCTTCGATGGCGTGCCTGCAGCGTCCGTGGTGCAAGACCCGACTTCAGTCGTGGACCGCAGCTGATGGGCCTGTCTGAACAAATGGATGACCTGCGCCGCCGGTTGGCGGCGTTGGAAAGGCGCATCGGGTCGCAGGGTCGCACGGGTGTGGTCACTGAAGTCGATGCCGCAAATGGGCTTGCCCGCGTGCAACTGACTGAAGGCGATGCGCCCATGCTGACAGGCTGGTTGCCATGGACCGAACCGGCAGCGGGTGCCAACAAAACCCACAACCCGCCATCGGTTGGGCAGCAGGTGGAAATCAGGTCAGAAAGCGGTGACCTGCATGACGCAACGATTCAGGGCAGTCTGAATTCGTCATCGAATGGCAGACCATCGGGTGCCGGTGATGAAATCGTGCTGCTGTCAGTTGGCGCTGCATCCATCAAAGCCACGGGCGGTGGGTCTGCCATCGTCATCACCATCGGTGGATATTCCCTGACGCTATCGGCTGCAGGGGCGGTCAATACTGGTGGCGAGTTGTCTCACAACGAAAAAGATATTGGCGACACGCATACCCATAAAGGCGTGATGTCAGGACCATCAAACACTGGAACACCAAACTGAAGGGAAAGACCATGACTGCATTGAAGGACTATGAAGTGACTGCAGCGCGTTTCATCGGGGGGCAGCACCGCAAGGTTGGTGAACCGGTCCAGATGACGGAGCGCGCGGCCAAATACTATGTCGCGCCATACGGAAGCGGCCTGAAGGTGGCCACGCCTGTGGCTGTGCCGGTTGGTCAAAAACCCGTGGGAAAGGAACCCGCAAAAGAAGCGCCTGAAGCGGACGCCAAGGGCTGAACTTCCGATGGATTTGAACCACCACACAGGGGCATTGGTCGATGGTTGGGCGCATGTGGTCCAGTCCATCGAAACCATTCTGGTGACCCGGCTGAACACGCGGGTGTTCATGCGTCAATTTGGGTCTGATGTCCCTGCGATGGTGGACATGCCTATGAACGATGCCAACATCATGGCGCTTTATGTGTCGGTTGCTGAAGCGATTGACCTTTGGGAACCACGATTTGAACTGACGGATGTGACCCTTTCGGCTGGCGCTGAAGGGGTCATGTCTTTGCAGCTGAAGGGCAACCACATGCCCAATGCCCACTTGGGTGATGACACGGTTGTAAATGACGAAACGCAAGTTATCCGGGTGCAAGGCACCCGCGTGGACAATTGGAGCCTTGCCGCATGAGCCGTTTTGCAGCCCTTGATCTGTCGACTTTGCCTGACATGTCTTCTGTCGCAGTCTTGGATTTCAATGCCATTTTGGAAGCGCGCCTTCAGGAATTGGAAGCGCAGCTGTCTGAAGTGTTCGAAGCCCCCAAGGTCGCTGAAGCGATGGCGCTTGCGCGCAACATTGCGGCCAGCCCGATGCGCTATCTGAATGAAGCGGCGGCGGCGCGTGAACTATATCTGTCGAACCAAATCAACGCAGCCATTCGGTCAGTGTTTCTTTCGACGGCGCGCGGCGATGATCTTAACCAGATTGGCGCAAATCGCGGTGTTGTCCGCAAAGTTCTGGATGATGCGGACCCAAAGAACATCATCATGGAAAATGATGAAGCATTCCGTGCCCGCATCCAGCTTGTCATGGAAGCCTATTCGCCCCACGGCACTGAAGGGTCTTATGTCTATTGGGCGCTTGATGCTGATGACCGGATTGTGGATGTCGCGGTCTATGGGCCAAACCACGGGCTGGACCCCGCCATTCCTGCAGCCGAACCAAAGATGGTTGTGCTGTCGTCAGAAGGGGATGGCACGGCTGACGCGGCGCTGCTGGAAGCTGTGTTTGACAACTGTGTGCCCGACACACGCCGTCCAGTTGCTGACAAGCTGACGGTCGTTTCTGCCACGCCTGTGCCATACCAAATCCAAGCGGTGCTGCATGTCACGTCAGCGGCATCCGCTGGTGTGGTTCTGGCAGCGGCGCAGGCCACGGCTGATGCTTTTATCAGCAACCGGCTGCGGATTGGCCGCAAGCTATATCGCACGTCGCTGGCCGCTGCTTTAAGTGTCGAAGGTGTTGTGGACGTGGTCATCACGCATCCGGCTGCTGACCTGGACATTGGGCCATTTGAAGCGCCGCATTGCACAGCGGTCAGTCTGACAGCTGAAGCTGTGTCAGGGGGGTGGCGTGATGTTTGACCGAACACAAAGCATGCTGCCGAAAACCGCGACGAATTTGGCGCGTGCCTTGGACATTCTGGAAGAACGGCTGTTCATGTTGCCGGTCGCGATGATTTCCAAAGACCCCATGACGGTTTCTGAAGCCCTGTTGGACCATCTGGCATGGGAAAGTTCGGTAGATGTTTGGGATGTCGATTGGCCGGAAGACATCAAGCGCAACGTGGTCGCGATGTCTGCAGAGGTTCACAGGTTCAAGGGTACGCCATACGCCATCAAGCGCGCGCTGGATGCCCTGGATGTGCGCACGGAACTGGTAGAGTGGTGGCAGGCTGCGCCGGAAGCGGAGCGGGGCACGTTCGATGTCACCGCCTATGCGGGTCGGGCGCTTTATTCAGAAGAAGAAGTGTTCATCAGCCAAAAAATGGTGCGGTCCATCATTGCGGTGATTGAGCGTGTCGCGCCTGTCTCACGCGGGTTCACTGTCGCGGTGGGAGCGAAGCTGCGCCTGCAGCCGGTGGGCATCGGCGCGGGCGCATCAGCCATCGGCTTCGCGCGGTTTCGGATGAATGTCATCCAGCAGACGCCACGCCTGCCGTTGAAATCGACCCCGGCGGGTCATGCATCAGCGATTTCCGTGACACGCGGACGCATCGCCTAAAAATCAGAGGAAGCCAATGTCAGAAACATTCACCCCGGTTATCACTGAAGCGGGTTTTGCAGCCGCGCTTGCTGCTGAAGAAGGCGGCTTCAAGGTAAACATCACCCATGTCGCTGTGGGCAGTTCCGGCTATGTCGTGGCCACAAGCGCAAACGGCAAAGCCACGCAAACTGCTCTATTTGGGGAACGGCAGCGGGTCGAAATCCAAGATGCGCGCGAAGTTGGAAATGGACAGACTGACATTTCTTTCGTGATCGATGGCGCGGGTGATTATTTCATCAAGGAAGTCGGTTTCTTTCTGGATGACGGCACCTTGTTCGCCATCGCATCGCATCCAACGCAGGGGCTGATTTGGAAGTCTTCGATTTCCCGTGCCGCCATCGCGCTGGAACTGGTTCTGGAAGCGGTT